AAAAGAAACAACCTGATGGCATCACTGATGCCGCTGGCACGTTTGAATATAATGTGATTCGTACCGTTACCTCGTTAAAACAAAGTACACAATTGTATGGAGTTCCACGATTCTTAACAGATTCGAGTGGACAAGCACAGCATGGTGATGTCCGTAATGAATACGGCGTGTTTGCACTCAACCAATTTTTGGGCATTGGTAACCTGGCTTACGTAATTCGGGCCAACGTGAACCTAAACGATAGCTTGCCTGATATTCGTGAAATGTGGGATATTGCAATGCAAGAATCTGCATATGTGCTTGAAAACATCACAAACGCTTATTTGAGTGAATATAATCAAACAAATGGATACATTCCATCAGATCCACTGTATAAAATCACATTGACGCAAGCTGAGTTACTATCGTACATTGCTACTGCAACGCAGCAAGTTTGGGAAAAATTCTCTTTTGCCACCCTTGAATCAGATTTTACAGATGATGCGACTCTTGCTCCTCTGCCAGTATATTCAAACGGATATAATAATCCTCCTGTTGGCACAGGATATCTTGGTTTAATTGGTATTGCAGCTGAATGGGTAGCAAATAATCTTGGTTCAGTAGAACCAACTAATTGGACTCCAACAGAAGCTGCAAACACGTTATTGGGAGCTGCTGATTCATTCAAATTCACTACCGAATTCTTGAATAAAACCAGTCTTGGTGCTAATGACGCTGCCCGTAGGGTTGCAGTTGTGACCGCATTGGGTGCAGTGATTAACGGTAATGCGGATATTCAGTCTGAATTATATGAATATAATTTAATCTTATGTCCTGGTTTCCCTGAATTAGCCAATGAAATGTTGAATCTTTCAATCAATATTCAAGAAGAGGCTATGGTTATTGCTGATACACCATTTGATAAGAACCCTGAAGATGTTGTCGCTTGGGCAGGAACGCCAGCTAGACAAACCTCTCGTAACGTTGCATACTATTATCCACATGGAGTTGCTACTAACTTGGATGGACATCAGGTACTATGCGCAGCGTCTGGCATTGCTCTACGTACAATTACCTATAGTGATGATGTATCAGATCTGTGGTTTGCTCCAGCTGGTACGCGCCGCGGATTGGTATCAGCGGCTGAAGATGTTGGATACGTATCAGGAACGCTTGGAACAGCCACGACATTCAACGCCGTAGCGTTGAACAACGGGCAGCGTGATAACCTATACAAATATTTTACAAATATTAACCCAATCGTATTCTTCCCTGGTCGCGGTATTATTATTTGGGGCCAGAAGACATCAGCTCCTGATGCATCTGCATTGGATCGTATTAATGTTGGTCGTTTGATTATGTACATCAAGCGTCAATTACGCAAAAATACAATGTCATTTGTGTTTGAACCAAATGATCAACTTACCCGAGACAATCTCAAAGCAGCGGTTGATTCATTCTTGGGTGATCTAATTGTAAGGCGTGGATTGTATGACTTTGCTACAGTGTGCGATAGTAGCAACAACACTCCTGACCGTATCGATCGAAACGAGATGTATATTGATGTAGCGTTGAAACCAGTGAGGTCCGCGGAATTCATTTACATTCCAATCCGGGTAGTTGCTACTGGGGCTTCGTTGACAGCGTAAACAAAAAATAGATTTTGTTGATTTTTTCATGTACCCTCAGTATAATATTAATTTATGGTCATATACTGAGGGTACTTCTTTGTGGAAATAGAACTAATACAATGTGCCGTATGTCAACAAATGATGGAAATTATAACATGGAAACACTTACAGAAACATGGGTTAACGACAGCAGAATATAAAAATAAATTTCCCGAACATCCAATTCGTTCTCCATCGGCCATACATAGGAAACATCTAGCATCAATCAAAGCAAATAATAGTAGGCGAGGCGTTCATCGGTCTGATGAAACTAAAGCAAAAATAAAAAAGACCAAATCTTTAAATCCAAAGGCAGCTTGGAATAAAGGAATTCCTAAATCACAAGATGAAAAAGATCGTCTGTCACTGATCAAGAAACAACAATATGCTTCAGGAGAATATATCCACTGGAATACTGGCAATCATTGGTCTGATGAAGTTAAAACTAAAATACGCCAAACAGCATTAAATCAACATCGTCAATATAGTCCAATTAGTTCCGAAAAAAGAACTCTTACGTACACAAAAAAGAAACAACCTGATGGCATCACTGATGCCGCTGGCACGTTTGAATATAATGTGATTCGTACCGTTACCTCGTTAAAACAAAGTACACAATTGTATGGAGTTCCACGATTCTTAACAGA